CTTAGCCTACTCACGGCAGGGTGATGAGAGTGCAGAACAATTCTTGTCGCAGCTATCTACTAAACTTGCTAGACTATCGGCTGAACTTAATGTAGGTATCGTTACTATCGCACATGAGAATGATGACGGGGCTATCCGTGACTCTCGTATGATTGGCAAGAGAGCCTCCGTTGTTATCAAGCTAAAGAGGGACAAGATGGCAGACGATTCTGATGCTCGTAACACCACGGAATTGTTAGTAATAAAGAACAGACCGACAGGTTCAACGGGGTATGCTGGTCAGCTATTCTTTAACTCCGATACGTTTACACTGAGTGAGAAGGGTGGTAACTACTAATGATGATTGAAATTAATTATATGGCTACAGCAGCAGGAAGTTTCTACTTCTTAGGTCTCTTCCTCTACTACTGGCACTGCATCACAGTCTTAATGCTAACAAACAACGATGAGTATGATGGCTTTAAAGTCTTGTTAGTGTCAATCATATGGCCTTATAATGTACTTGAGATTATATGGAATGCTATACTTAATAGGGGTGATGATGCGTAGGGTAGCAATGGACATTGAGACGGAGAACCTTACCCCTGATAGGATATGGGTGATCTGCACTGAGGACATAGACACTGGGGAAAAGAATACCTTTACCCATGTAGCTCATGTACAAGAAGAGAAGGAGAGATTCATTGAGTATTGCAGGACAGTTGACACCTTTGTTTTCCACAATGGTATTGGTTTTGATGTACCCGTTATTAACAGGTTGGTCGCAGAGGATTGCATTAGTCTTAGCTCTGTTGTTGATACCCTTATTGTTAGTCGACTTATAGACTACGGTATCAAGGATGGGCATAGCCTTAAGGAGTGGGGAGTAAGACTTAACTGTTGGAAGGGAGACTTCAAAGACTTTGCGAACTACTCGCAAGAGATGGTTGACTACTGCATCCAGGATGTGAAGGTAACAGTAAAACTTTTCAGAAAATTTGAGAGTGTTATCAATGATCCTGAATGGCAGATGGCACTAAGATGTGAGCATGACATACAGATCTTATGTGAGGAGATGACAGGCAATGGCTTTAAGTTTAACCTAGATGAGGCTATTGATATGTTAGCTGAGGTTAAGCTGTCCATGTCTGACTTAGAGAATGGATTCCAACATGACTTCCCACCTAAGCTAGAGGAAGTTAATAGGATTAAGTATAGGACTAAGGCAGATGGAGAACTGTACTCTAACGTAGCTGCTGCTAAGCATAAGTATGTGACTAGCTACGTAGTAGATGATGAGTTAGTCTGTTACGACTGGAAGAGATTCGAACCATCGTCACCTCAGCAGAGGATCGACAGGCTATGGGAAGCAGGATGGACACCAGTGGATAAGACTAAGGGACATATGGAGTGGGAACGTGAAAGACAGCAAGCAAATAGATCCTCGTGGAGAAAAGTTTCTTAGGTATGGCTGGCAGTGTAACGAGATGAACCTGTCTACCTTACCTGAGGATGCACCTGAAGGTGGTCGTAACCTAGCTGAGTGGTTAACCCTAGAGGGTAGACGTTCAAGCCTAGAGGAGTGGATCAAACACGTTAAGGATGACGGTCGTATTCATGGTAGGTTCACACACATCGGTGCATGGACTGGACGTATGGCTCACTCAGCACCCAACCAGGCTAACATACCTGCTGCCTTCCACGGCACACCTAAGACTGCTGTTGAGATAGTTAAGGATGAGTATGATGGACGTATGAGATGCCTATGGACAGTAGAGGATGGCAACTACTTAGTAGGTACAGATGCTGAGGGTATACAACTACGTATCCTTGCTCACCTAATGAAGTCAGATGAATACATTCACGCCATTGTAAGTGGGAGGAAAGAGGATGAAACTGATATTCATAATGTTAACCGTAAAGCTTTGGGCATCTCTCATGTTACTAGAGATATGGCTAAGACTTTTATCTACGCCTTCCTACTGGGTGCAGGTGTGGCTAAGGTAGCTACGATCTTAAAGGTTAATCAACGTGAAGCTGGTGAAGCTATTGATAACTTTATGAACTCCATCCAAGGGCTATCTGACTTGAAGAAGAAGGTTATACCTCACGTTGCTAAGCGTGGATGGTTCAGAGGATTAGATGGACGTAAGGTTCCCGTACCATCTGAGCATAAGGCATTGGCGGGGATGCTACAGAATGGTGAGGCTGTCGTTATGAAACACTCAGCTATCACTTGGACTACTGCTGCTCGTAAGTTAGGCATCAAGTATAAGTTAGTTACTTGGCCTCACGATGAATGGCAGACTGAAGTAGAGGGTAGTATGAATGATGCTGAACTATTAGGTAACATTCAACGACAATCTATTGTTGACACTGGAAAGAAACTAAGTATACTGTGTCCACTTGCTGGGTCAACCGACATCGGCAGAACTTGGGGTGATACCCACTAACACAAAAGGAATACAAAGATGGCTTACACTGAAGTTAAAACTACTGGCCCTATTGAATGGGCACGACTCTTCGAAGGCAACCGTGACATGGAGGGCTACCAAGGTGCCTATGCTGCGTGTGATGGTGCTTACACTGTGTCTCAGATCTTGAGCAAGGAAGAGTTCACTAAGCTGCAAACAGCAGGGACTACTAAGAAGCCAGTACAGAAACGTCTGATGGACGGTGAGTTGGTCATCAAGTTTGAACGTAAGCATACTGTCACTAAGAAAGATGGTACTGTAGTATCTCAGGCTGGTGGTGCACCAGTAGTAACTGATGCTGAAGGTAATGCTTGGACTGATGAGCATGGCTTGATTGGCAATGGCTCAGTAGCTGAGGTCAGTAACCTTATCTCTACCTTCAAGGGTCAGGATGGTAAGATGTATGCTCGTACTTCTCTCGTCTCAGTAAAGATTATTGAGCACGTTAAGTATGAAAAAGATGCTGAAGTAGCAGCTTAACAAGGAGCAAGGGCATGATTGAAGTAACGTATGAACATCACGGTGGTACAGATTTAGCAACAGTTAACTCTGCTCGTGTTAGTTTTAACAAGAGGAGTGATGAACTCTCAAAGAAGGATGCTAAGTTAGTTAGCTACCTATCTGAACACAAGCACACCTCACCTTTTAATCATGCCTATGCTACCTTCACAGTTAAGGCACCAATCTTTGTAGCACGACAGCTAGTTAAGCATGAGTACCTACCTTGGAACGAAGTATCAAGGCGTTACGTTGATGACGAGCCTGAGTTCTATGTGCCTGATGTATGGCGTGGACGTAGTGCTGACAAGAAACAGGGCAGTGAAGGTGTAGTGGATGTAGGTGACTGGGGTGACACTAACTGGGCCTGTCTTACCGCTTACAATGATCTGCTTGAGCATGGAGTATGCCCTGAGCAAGCACGTATGATACTGCCACAGAATACCATGACTGAGTGGTGGTGGTCAGGTACTGTAGGAGCATGGGCTAAGATGTGTAACCTACGGTGTAAGCCTGACACACAACTTGAGACACGTATCGTAGCTGATAAGATCAGTGATAAGATGGGTGAGTTATTCCCTGTGTCGTGGTCAGCATTGAAGGACTACTAACACTATCATATTATTAACCAACCTAAAATAGGTACTACTAATACTATGATATTATTTATGTGGAGATTAATGATGACCAAACGAATACCAATGAAGGGTGGTGACGAGTATGATGGGCTTACCAAAGCTCGTAAGTTTTTACTATGGAAGAGTGGTCAGTTAAAGAAGATTAAACGTGCATACAACAAAAGGTTTCGCAAGCATAACAAGGAGGTGAAAGATGAGTAAGCTGCATGACCTAGAAGAAAAGATCATGGACTGCTGGTCTGTCTGCAACGACATTGAAACAGTATATCAGCAGATAGGTGATGGGGAACGTGAGCCTACGACTACTGAACTGATGAACGCATTAATGGGTATGCAACAGCTATACAAGTGGAAGTTTGAGCAGTTGTTCAGTAAGTATGAGGATATAATAGGGGCACAACGTAAGGAGGCGAGGGATGACTAAGTATGTAGTTATGTTTCAAGTAGAGCTTGGGGAGTTCATGTATGCCAGTGCTGAGAACCCCTTCACCTACGACAGTGCGCCACTTATCTTTGATGACAAGG